TTATCAATACCTTTACCAGCCCATTTTTCAATATCACCTTGTTCAGTAACAAATTCTTCATTATTATCTTCTAATGCTATTTCTAAAATTAAGTCTTCAACATCTTTAATATGAGTTTTAACACCTCGATTAACTAAATTACGAGCATATTCTTCAAACTTACCTTGACGTTTTAATTCAGTTTCCATTTTAATGACACAATCAAAACAGGTGCCATGAATAGGCCACATCTTTTTATTCAATGATGTTGCTTTCATTGCATTACTGCATTTAGGACATGTAATAGGTAATATAATTGATTTTTTTAACTTATCAAAACGAGTAACAGTCTGTTTTATACCGTTTTTAATAGTCCATTGTTTGCCGTTTTCTTCCCAAATATCACCTTCATTATACTCTATTTGTTTTTTAGTATAACCAACTTGTGTTACTGTTTTAGCATCAGCATTTTTAGTGATTATATTTCTCATTCGTTGAACGTCACGTTCACGAAATTCACGTTGTAACATTGATTCACTCATAACATTATTTTTTAATTATTCTATAACTGTCTCCTAATGTAAGTAGACCATAATCAGGAGGTAAATTTCTTCTTATGTATGCTCCATAAACATTAAAACGTCTTGTGTCTGTTTTATCATCTGTGCTTTTAGTTTGTATTGGTCTAAAAATAACTTCGTCAGGTTTAACTCTATTAATAAAATCAATAGTAATCTGAGTTACTGTTGATAATACGCGAGCAGCTACTCCTTCATTTGTGTCTTGACCCATTTCTTCTTCAGTATTAAATAATACTTCATATGAATCATCACTATCATAGGCAATACCTACTGAGTATTTGTTTTGAGGGCTATTAAAAGAATAAAAATAGTTTCCATCATCATCTGCAAAATCATATTGCCATTCAAATGGATTACTAATATCACCTATTTCTTTTATCATTAATTGTTCATAAATCATTGGATTTTTTTCTCCAAACTTTCTCAATAATACTCCCGCTTTAGCATTAGCTTCATTTTCAATTTCAGAACCTGTTTCTCCACTATCTGGTTTTAATCTACCTTCTTCTTCTTGTTTACGATGAACTAATTCATGAGCTAATGTTCTTAATATGTCAGCTGTATTTCTATTATTGGTGTATAACCAAATACTTTTATTTTCAGGACTGAATGTGCCAAATGTATGGCGTTCTCTTGCTTTCTTTGTATTTTTAGATAAAGTAATCTTTGAAGGTAATTGTTTTAATCCTAATTCTTTAATCGCAAATTTTAAAAATGAGTTTAATGTGTCTTTATCTAATCCTTCTTTTAATGGAAATGGTTTAGGACCTTTAACATTAAGTTTACCCATTAATACTTTAGGTATTTTATTTAATTCTTTATATTTTCTTAATAAATTACCTCCATATACTAAATAATACTTATCATCATCGTAGTTTAGTATCATTGCTGGTCCGTCAAGTTCTAAATCATCTTTTAAGTCTTGATTTTCTAATTTAGACCAAATATCATCAGTTAACACTACCATACTGCCAGCTATAAAAGCAAAACGTATATCTGGTATTGGATAATTAAAGTCGGCAGCTGCTTTTTCAACCCAATGTTCTTTTTTAGTTACATAGTTTTGATTAATATCATCTGAAGAGCGCTTTGGATATATTTCTTGTATGTTATCCTCTAATAACTGTTGTACTAAGTATTGTCCTAAATTCATTGTTGTAAAAATAAATAGGTGACTTGGACAAACCAAGTCATCCATACATATTCAAAACAATAAATTTATAATATATATGAAAACAATAATAGTAAAAAAATAAATATAATTATTCCCCAATAAATACCTTTTTCAAAATCTATTTTTTTACCCGAATTAAAGTTAAATAGTATATCTAAAATCTTATACATAGTTTATTTTTTATAAATTTCTATTTTTCCATTTTTATCTATAAGTATAGCACTCATATTTTCAACCCAATCTCCACTATTTAAATATTGTTTACCATTTATTATTCTGTTTTCTGGTTGATGTATATGTCCACAGATTACACCGTCACAGCCGTTTTTGTTTGCCATAGAGAGAGCAGTAGTTTCAAAATCATTAATATAATTAGTAGCTGTTTTCACACTCGCTTTAATTTTTTGTGAGATTGATTGATATGGTAATTTACGCCATTTGCGGTAGGTATTATACCATCTATTTAACCATAATGCAAAATCATATCCAATTACTCCTAATTTTGATAACCATTTATATTTTGTTATAAAAATGTCAATTATATCTCCATGAAATATATAGTAACATTTTGATTTCCAAGTATCATATTCAACATGCTCATAATACTGTAGTCGATAATCTTCTCTAATTTCAATACCACCAAAATAAGATCCTACAAATTCTTGTATAAATTCATCATGGTTTCCTCTAATCCAAATTATTTTTGTTTTATTTGATAATTTTAATAATTTAGATATTACTTTAGTATGATGTTTTTTCCATTTACTTCCTCTATTAATAGCCCATCCATCTATAATATCACCATTTAATATTAATAAATCAGTAGAATAATTTTCAATAAATTCTATAAATTCTTCTGCCTTACTATCTTTTACTCCTAAATGTAAATCAGAGACAATAATTGTTTGATATTTTTTCATACTTTATTTCCAGTAATTTTGATCATTCTCAAAAAATTTATCATTATTTTGGTTAATCCAAGATTTCCACATTAATTTAATCATATACCATACACCTTTTTTATCAAATCTTCTACTTGGAGTATATACATAACCATTAAACACTTTAAATTTTTTAGGTTTAACTTTTGAACTAAGCCTGTAGTCTTCAGCAACTTTATCCTGTTCATTGAATCCTTTTAGTTTATTAAATGTTTCTGTTTTAAATAACATAAAACCACCTAAAGCAAAAGGTTTAGTAAATAAACTAAACCATTGTATTATATTAAATACTCTAAATACCCATCTATAAGGTTTATCAGTTTTAAATTTACAAGTAACTAAATCATAGTTATTTTGAATTATTAACCTAATACATTTTCTTATTAAATTTTTCTTATATATATAAATGTCAGCATCTAAAAATAACACATAAGGAGTAGTTACTAGTTTAGCTCCGTTATTACGAGCTACGGATGGTAATCCACCTTTTATAATTTGTATATTTGAATGTGATGAAGTATATTTATGTAATAATAAAATAGACTCTTCATCGTCTGAAGAGTCTGCTATTATTATTTTACAATTTATTTGTTTTAATATTAGTTTGATGACATCTATAATTCCTTCACCTTCGTTTTTACAAGGAATCACTATTGTTATTTGCTGATTCACACAAATAAATATACTTAAGATACTTTGACCGATGTAGGTAATAATTCAGTCATAGGCTTAAAATCTGGGTTTTCAAGTTTGTATATTTCATATATGTTTTGAAACATTCTAAAATTAGTAGCTATATTATCTATTGATTTTAGTTGCCATCCTTTACCTTGAATTGAATCGCCTTTACCTTCACCACGAGTAGCTGCTTTTAACCATATAATACCTGTGCGTTCAATAAGCGTATTATGTGTTTCATTCCAGGCGACGGCATAAGCTGATAACTGTAAATCATATGATGTATGGAGTGAATTTGATGTTTTAACATCAAGTAACCATACTTGATTATTTAGTCTAACTATTAAATCAGCAGTACCTGCATACTCATGATTATCTGAAAATAAATGATATTCCGTAGCTATAAGTTCAGGTTTATGTGTATTCCAAAACTCAGCAAATTTTAAAATCATTTTCCAAACTTCAAGTGAATATATAGCATGTCCATATTCATCTATCCATTGAATTTCTTCTCCATTTAAAAATCTATCAACAGCATTATGTACTTGAGTACCTTCAGCTGATGCTTTAGAAGCTATAATATCACTATTATGTCCTACATCTTTGAGCCATTCATGAAAGAATTTATTTTTAGGAAAATAATTTAAAACAGAAGTAACAGATGGATAATACTTTTCATTACGTCTATAAAAACGTGAATCTAAAATGTTTATTTGTTTGTCTTGTTCGTTGTGTTCAATTATACGTTTGATCTTAGGATCTTTAAGTATATTTACATTTTTTTCAATCATATTAATTGTAGTTTTTTTTCAAGCAAACTTTGAAAATTTAAAGGATATGTTTGCTCAATAGTTTTAAGAAATTGTTCAAAACCTATTTCATTAGCGTCTTTACCTTCCATTTCAACTAAATATACTTCTTTACCATACGACATCAACATTTCAGCTTGTTTTAAAGCATCACGTCTAGCGTCATTATCTAAAGCAATATAAATTCTATCTACAGAAGATTTAACTAGTTTTTCCATTAATTTACCATGTATTACTTTACCAAATAAAGGAATAACATTTCGTTTTATGGTGAGAGCATCAAACATACCTTCAACAAGTATAATTGGTGCATCCCAATTTATATATAATTCAAACCCGATAACGTCTTTAGCCGCTACAGGTGGGTTTTTATATTTATGATCTGAGTCTTTATAAGAGCGAGCAATAAAATAGTTTAATTTGCTATTTTCATCATAGGAAGGAATAATAACTCTTTCAGCATAAGGTCCTTCTTTACAAAAACCAATATTATACTTTATAAAGTCATCTGCTATTAAGCCTCTTTTTAATAAGAATCTAACAGCATGTTTATATTCAATATGAGCTACTCTATCTTCTAAAAATCGTTTATGATCATTTATATGAATAAATTCCTTAGGTAATTCAATAGTGCTAATAGGAATGTGTTCTTCTTTTTTAGTAGGAACAATTAGTATATTTAAATCATTTATTTTATTATCAGATACTTTTATTTTTTTAAATAAAGTAAGTAATGTTTTTCCTTTGGCTCCACATACCCAACAATGCCAAAAATTTTCACGTTTTGACGTTGTATTTAAATTAATTTCTAATTTATTTTTATGATGAGTACAGAATGGACATTTAAAAGCATAGTTACCTTTACTTGTAGATTGTCCTTTACCTAATACTGATTCGAGTAGAAATAGTAAAGCTGTATTTTTCATTAAGGAAATATACAATATTAATTTGCCTAAACCAAATCTTTTGAAAAGAATTTACCTAATATGTTATCATTATAACTTAAATCGTAACTAACTATACATTGGCTCAGACATTGATAGTGCATTTCCCAATATGTAAGTTGTTTTTTAGTCTTACATAATTTTAAAATAGTACAATCAAACTTATCTTCACCTAATTCTTTAATATCATTAATTAACTGTTTATTAGAACCCCAATACGTTTTCCAATCACTTTCAACTTGAATTGTTTCATGAGTGGATTTACGACCACGACCGGTTTGCTCAGAAAGTTGTTTTTTAGTGAGCTTATGTTTTTTGTTATGATAAAATGATTTTTTTCCAATATAAAACTTTCCAGTTTCTAAATTGGTAATTTTATAAACAAAACCACAATAATCTTCAGGATTAAAATAATCCCAATATTTCCATTTATGTATCATATTTTACAACAAAAGTCATATCTGTATCTGGTGATATGAGCATAGGTTTACCAAATTTAGCTACAGCCATTAATTCATTATTGTCATTATATAAACCTAATGATGTAGCATAAGTATAAAATTCAGAACCAGTAGCAAAGTCTTTTACAGAACCACTAGCATAATTAGTTACTAAAGTAGGATTATAAGATAAATTAAAATCACTTTCTTCAACTAAACAACGAACCTCAAACTCATTAATAGTATGTGAATTTTTAAATGATACTGTAAATGATCCTGTATGTGTTACTGGCATTATTTTTTAGTTTAATGATAGTAGAATTTAATTATATCTCCATTAGATATTGTAAACGGTAATGATATTATATTATTAGGTATTTGGAATATATTTCCAACTAATCTTGTTGGAATCATATTAACTGTACTTACTGTACTACCATTGTAAATTATATCATAAGTTATAGTTTGACTAATAGTAGATCCAGAAGCTGGGTTGAGCAATCCTACTGCTGAGTAGAAAGTATTGCCTGGGAAGGCAAATGAAGGATTAGTTGTATCAACATATATTGCTTTTTCTCCACCTCCAGCAGTTACAATTATACTTGGAGCAGGTACAGCAAATGTAGTTCCAGCTTGATATGTTGAAGTATTTAATGAACCACCATCAATAAATGTTGGATCAATCTTAGCATTCAACGAAGATGATATTTCAAATATAAACATTATCTCATTTGGCCCCGGTGTTGGTGTAGGAGTTGGGGTTGGTGTAGGTGTTGGTGTTGGTGTTGGTGGTGCCGGTGTTGGTGTAGGCGACGGTGTTGGTGTCGGTGTTGGTGTCGGCGTGGTTGTTGGTGTTGGTGTTACAAGAGAGTTATATGCTGATGCTGTTATAGCATAATTATTTCCATTAACTGTTGTAAAGCTATAATTTCTAGTAGCTTGAGCATAAGTTACTGTATTGAATATATTAGTAGCTGTTGTTACATTATCTACCTTTAAGAAAGTATATTCACCTATTGTTGATTGTAAAGTAACATTTATTAATCTACTTCCAAAAGAACCAAAGTTACTAGTAGCAGAGCTAGAAATATTAACAGCAGTTGAACCATTATCTGTTACTAATAAGCTAGCAGAAACAGCAGGCACATAATAACCACCACTTGGATTAGTTATGAAATCATAATATACAGTAACAGGACCTGGTGTAGGTGTTGGTGTCGGTGTTGGTGTTGGTGTCGGTGTTGGTGTTGGAGTAGCAGTTGGTGTTGGTGTCGGCGTTGGTGTTGGTGATGGTGTTGGTGTTGGAGTTGGTGTAGGTGTTGGTGTTGGTGTAGCTGTTGGTACAGGATTTACAATAGCAGTAACTTTAGCTTTGTTACTTCTTAATGTATATGAGCCTGCAACTTGAGCTCCTATAGTATAATATATTTCATATACTCCTTCTGATGTTGTAGCTAATCCAACTGTATTTCCACTTCCTGTACTCCAATAGGATAATTGTTCTGTACTACCAGATAATATTAAGGAATTATTTATTAAAGTACCACTTCTTCCATCATCATTTGTAGCTACAGACATAGATTTAGGAGAATCTGTTGTTAAAAAAGTAGCACTATCATCAAACGCTAATGGAGGTAAAGGAAACATTCCTTGATAATCTTGATTAGTTATAATAGCTAATCCATGAGCATAAAATATATTTCCGATATGAGTAGATCCATCATATAAATTGCCGTATCCATCATCTGTTACATAGTAAGCAGACGATGATAAAATAAAAGTATTTGGTAAAACTTTTTCACCAAAAACATTTTGATTTACAGCTAATACTCTAATCCCAGCTCCAGCTCCAGTAGGATAATTTCTAATTAACTCTGCTTTATCATTAAATATAAAATATGATGATGTAGGACGTTGAGATGAAGCAGACTCATAATATAATGAATTCATTAGTGAAGATGTATCTAATGAAGCAGTATATGTTTGATAAAATAATTGATTTATTTCAGCGTAAACGGCATATTCATATGCATCTTCAGTAATAGCAGGGTAAAAACTACTAGTATTAGTTCCTTTGTATACTACAATTGAAGAAGTAGGATAACCATTTGTAGAAATGTTCCATTGTTTATTAGCTACATATGGAACATACGTAACGTCTGATCTGCTTAGTTTTTTGAATGAAGACATGCATTAATAATCTAATTTGATTCTAATTAAAGCTTCTTTTGTAAAGTCTTTTGTTAATGGTTTACTTAACTTAGCTACAGCAAGTAATTCATTATTATCATTATACATACCTACAGATGTAATGTATGTCTGTGGGTTATTGATTAATGTTGAATATAATAAATTACCATTAGCATCTATAATAGATGGATTAGTAGTATAATTATATTCACTGTTTTTAATTCTAGTAAAGAAATAACGTGATGATACTGTTTCTTCTGATTTTAGTTGAAATGATGATCCACTAAGTATTGAATTATATAACTTAACATGGTTATTTTGAGCAGAAGCTGTAGCAGTAGTTAACGGAGCAAAATAATTTCTTAAATCAACAGTCGCTGAAGATGAAGCATTTAATATTATAATATCTAAATCAGGAAATATCATTCCATAATATGAAGCAGAAGCTGCTGCTGTATAAGCGTTACCATTACTTCCACTAATAACATAAAATACTCTATTTTCTCCAATATAACGAGTTAAACTTGTAGTACCACTATCATCAGTCAATCTAATAGTATTAGATCCACTACCTAATGTTAAATTAAAAGATCCAGGATATAATGATTCTTTATAACGAGAACGAGCTACATTAATTACAAATATATCATTTGATGTTGTAGTACCATTAAAGCTAAAGTTTGTTGTTTCAGTACCATAAACTAAGTTACGATATTGACCATATACAACACGAGAGGGAGTAAGACCAGGAACATTAGTATTAATTAATAATGAACCTGAACCTTGTAAATTACCATATTGAATACTAAATTGAACAGAATTAGCAGATGAAGCTGGATCTCCATTATATACATCTAAATAATATTCAGTGTATGAGCTGGCAGTTTGGAAAGTAGATAGCTGATTACTATCTGAGCTCCAAGCACCGCGTACTACGGATTCTGCACTAATTACTGAGTCTTCTGTATTATATCTTGAAAATGACATATTTTAATTAAGTTAAGTTGTTGATACTTTTATAATGTTAAGAGGAATAGTCACCCTAGCGCCACTATCTCTACCAATAACAGTAATAGTAGTAGATAATTGAGTTAAACTAGTACCAAACAATGTATTGATTGTTGTACCAGTCAAAGTAAATGAAGTACCTAATTGAGTTACAGACAATACAGTTCCTGTAGTTGTATTTAAATTATCTACAGGAGTAGTTGTAGTAATACCAGTTCCAGTAAATGTAGATACTAAACGAGAATCAGCAATTGTAGCTGTGTATCCATTTGCTTCGAATGTACTTGTAGCCCCAAGATAATTAAGTGTTTGTGGTGTAATAGTTAATGAAGCCCCTTGACGTAATGAAATTGTAGTATAACCGAGATTAATAACAGGTAACTTAGAAGTACCACGAGGTAAAGTTACTAATTTATATCTCATTATTTGAGACTCATCAGGAATAGCTTCTAATACGGGCGTGTTCTCAATAGCTTGACCATAAAATGCTGAGCCTGAAGGATGAGTTGGGTTATATAATGTATAATCGATTTCATCATCAGCTAAAGCAAATTGAGTAATTTGGAAAGAACCATCATTACGAGCTAATAGTTCACGACCTTTTTTTGTTAATATTGCATCTACAGTAACTGTTGCTGGATTTAGAATTGCCATGGTTTTTATATTGTATCTATTATAAATATATTGATTTTAAAAAATTATAATAGTTGTTCATTAATTAATCTTTGTTTTACTTCACGGGTTATAGTATCTATATTATTAAGAAAATCAGGGGATATATTAGAAGGAATAACAAATCCATAAGAAGTACCTCCATCACGTTTTTTAAAGGTCACATAAGCATTTGTTTCATCTTCTTTTCTACTTAATATTAAAAATCTTTGATATGATCCTGATTGGAAATTAGAAATTTGAGTAGTAGACATAAGAGTATCTAATGTTACTTGTAAAAAGCTACTTGACATTGCTACCTTTAATACTCGTGACTCAACATAAGTTCCATCAGAAAGATAGGTCAATATAATATCAAAAGGTTTAATAGCAAAAGAATAATCAACATCTTTATAAGTAGGATATAAACTATTTGATGCTAAAACTCCAAGAGAGCCTGTATAGATAGGATTAGGGATAAAAGTATAGTTTTTATTATGAAAATTACTTAATTCACTACTAAACGTTAATATACTTTTATTATTAGCCGCTACAGATGCTGATATTGAGGATGAACTAAAGTAAGGACAAGAAGCATTAGTGTATCCTATTTGGGTTGCTAATGAACTTACTGTGAAACTTCCTTCAGTTATAGAAGCAGTATAGTTAGTAGTTGATGTTGATTCTAAAACTAATTTAGGAATAATATAATCGTTTTTTGCTAATTCTAAAATATTAGGAAGATCTATATTAAAATTATAAGATGCTCTACCGCTAGGGTCTAATGTAAAATTAGGTATATCATATAGTATATATGATGATTCTCCTGTAGTACCTCCCCAAACATCTGCAAATCCGGTTCCGCATGATTCATTACATTCTGGAAAGGGATATAAAGAAATAGATGAAGCTTTTGAGTAAAGTGTTGTATAATCAGAAACATTACAACCTGTTTTAACTTTATAAAGGTTATAAGAATATATATTATCTCCAATATTAAAATTAGTACCAGCAATAGCAAATGTAAGTGTACCTAATAATATTCCATTTATATTTAAATCTGATGTTGTTTCTCTACAAGGGTATCTTGTATAATATGGAGATTGTTCAACAGGATTAAATGTTGTTGCTAAGTTAAGATTAGCAGTTTGTTTAAATAATTCAGTATTATTTTTATAAATAGAAAAACTCCAAACACTTTGGCCACCTAAAGGCATATATAAATCTAACGTAAAATTACCATTAGCTTTATGGTTTCCTGATTCTTGAACTGAATATGAGGGAAATAATTGATTTGAGATGGAGCCTGTAGTGTAATAAGTAGATCCTTCTAATACTGTATTAAATATATTGTATACATTTCCATTTGGAGGAGTTCCTACTACTGGGTAATTATTAGTATTGTATCCATTTATTGTTTTAGGCGAAAGACCATTTATGGCTTGTAAAGGATATGCTTTTAATTCATCTGCACTTTCAAAATATATTTTTGGGTCTTTATCACAAGAACTAAAATAAAGTATTGGATAATAAGCATATCCACTATCAAAAATAGGTTTAGTCCCATTTGTTGTCTTTTGATTATTTTGAACATTAAATAATGAAACATCTAGTGTATCTCCTGCTATAAATGTTCTTTGTAATTCATGCCAATTTTTATTACGCTCATTAAGTTCTGTTAATCCACCTTCTCCATCTACAAGATATTTTAATACAACATTATTACGTTTTGGTAAATATATATTTTCTTTTATCTCAGTAAATAATCCTATTTTATTTGTATTTTTATCTATAACAGCAGTTTTACCAAAAGATATATCTCCATTTTGAATAGTTATTCCATTTGAACCAGTATATGATTCACTAGTGTATGTATTATATTTTAGACTAGTTAATTTAACACCTTCATAACGAGATGTTTGATATGATTTTAAACTTAAATATGAATCTTGTAATTCGGCATTATAACTAGATGAATATCCTGCTAAACTTAAAGGACTATTCATCACATAAATAGGTTCTATTTTTTTACGAATCAATGATTCTCTACTTTGAGATACATTATTAAATAATATATTAAAATCAGAAAAACCAAACTTATACAAATCTATACTTTCACTTGGATGTCCATTATTCCAATTAGTAAAATTATATAAATAAGGATTTACATTTCCATTTTCAAAATAAGAATATACATTAATATTACTGCCTGTAATATTTCCATCATAATAAGCTGCTTTGTCTCCAGATAATCCTGTATATAGATTAGTATATTCACTTTCTATAGTAGGACCTTCTATTGTTCCATCTTTAGAATCTACTTTAGAAGTATTTGATAGATTAGCATAAGACCATTTATTTCTTTCTAGTACAGGAGAACTAATAGTAATACCCGTTGAAAGATTTGCTCTTGCAGGAACAAAATCTTTTAACATTTTAAATAAAGCATTATCGAAAAACTGAATTAAACGAGTAAATCCAGCATAATCCATATATGATGCTGTAAAATTATAATAAGTATTTCTTTGAGTATTTAAATCAGAGTATGAACTACTATATAAATAACCAGGATCTCCTATATAATCATCTAATTTCCATGTTGGATTAGTAGCTGCTATGGAAGCAGAAGCATAAATATCAATCTGCGTTTCAGGTGAAAATGAAATATCTATATAATGTAAATCATTTGTTCTAAATAAAGATGAACTTATTGTTTGTACGCTAATATAAGGAGATAATACACTACCTGTTACTATAGAACTAGAAACAATTCGTATTTTATCGTTATTATACTCATCTAGCATACTTCCTTTTAAGTCACCTCCATATTCTTTTACATTTAATATGCTGCTTGTAATACCAGATCCTGTATTTGAAGTAACATAATAATAAGAAGCACTTCCATTAGCATCATAGCTAGTTGAGTATGGTAAATTAGGAATACCAAAAGTAGATATTAAGGTTTGTAATCCATAAGCTGTACCTTTAGTTTTTAAGAGTAAAGGTAAATTATGATAAATTCGTTTATATGATTCAGCAAGTAAGTCTTTGCGTGGAATATTATTTAAATAAGAACCTGTAGGGGTAAAGTTATTATCAAAAGTACTACTACCTGTGTTATTACCTATTAAAAATTTAAAGTCATTACTATCACCATACTTATTATATAATTTAACTCCTAAAGATTGTAAAACATAATATACTAAGTCTTTAGAAACACCTTGCTCTAAATTATTATTTGCTAAATTAATATCAGTAACTGATTGTAAAAATATCCATATATTATCAAAATAATGACCTACCATATTAAGAAAAGCGATATAGGGATCATTATTAGTGTCATCTTTTAAAAAAGTAGGTAATGTATTAACTATATAATTTTGATTATATTCATCCCATTCTGCAGCGCTATCTGTAGTGTAACTTAACCAAACTGAAGCTGATGTAGATCCAGTAGAGTATAAAATATAAGGTAAATTAGAGCCTGATTTAGGATATGGAGTCACACCATAATCAACAGAAGATGTTAAAGATCCACTTTCAAAATATAAATAATATTCAAACCCATCAAAGTTAGCTATTATATTATTAACACTAGCTGTAGCTAAATTTAAATCATTTTTTAAATTAGGTCTACTAGAAGTTAACGCTGTATATGCAGCTATATTAGTTTTATAATCTTCAATTTCTTTTACTTTATTATAAAAGTTTAGTACACGTTGCTCAGCAGAGCCAAAGAAAGAAAAATTAGCAAAATTACTATAATCTATGTTTATATCAATACTTTGTGAAGTTATTAAACTTAAAAGTTGTTGATATGAAGCACTAGTATTTGTAATTAAATTATTATAATTTTGATAAGCAGTAGAAACATTATTTTGATTAGGAATTGGTATATTAAAATTAGGACCTCTTAATTGAGGGCCTGGAGTTGGTATTATTAATTTATCAAGATTAATGTTGAAAGAATAAGGGTTAATTTTTTCTTTAACAATCCATAATGTTGCTTTTTCTTGGATAGTAATATCTAGTGGTTGGTATAACTTAAGAAAGATTTCATAACCAGATTCAATCTTATTTAAAGCAACATTTACTATTACTGTCTGTTGATTATTTCCAAAATTAGCTAAATAATCAACAAAATAAGATGAACCTGTATATTCATTTATAATATTTAAAGTTACATCTTCAATTTGTTCATTAGTTAAAACAGTAGATCCTAATCTTAATTCTGTTCTATCTGCCGATATTTCTTTAATAAATAATCCTGTTTCTTGAGCATCAGAAACTTTATTATTAAAAAAATTATATTGTACTATAAATTCTCCCGATGAATATCCTAAATTTTGAAGATCTTTTACAGGATCAATTTCAATTATAGGTAAAGAGCCACTAACTGGGTCTATGTATGATATTGTTGGAAGTTTAAAATCTTTATACGAATAATTAGTATTTAAAAGATTATTTCCAGCATCATATACAAAATATTCAATATAATCATTTTGTTGACCAAAATCTTCTTTTAATAATTCAGGAAAAAGTAAATTGAGATCTTCATCAGAATAACGAGATATCTGTTGTGTTTCTAAAATTTCACCTACTATTTTAATATTATCCGCCATTATAATCTTGTTGTTCTAGATAAATCATTTATGATTGTTTGTGAATCAAGTAACTGTTGTCTTAAAGCTGTAATTTCATCTAATAGAGCTTGAACATCATCTTGATTAATATTAACTCCTAAATAATCTGCTTCACGTTGTAAAATATATTGATGTGAATTAGTTTCTCCTTCTCTTGATATTTGATAAAATAATTGATCATACAGTTCAAAAAAATCATCAATAGTGAATGAAGGAGTTTCTTCTTCTTCTCCTTGAAGTAGCAATTGACTAAATTGAGTATCAATTACTCTAGTATATGTACTTTTATTAAATACAGTTTTTTGTACTGGTATTTGAGACATTATCTTATAACTTTAAAAATATAATTATTATCCGATACTACTACTTCATTGTCAGATAGAACTGTTTTTATAAGTATTTTATAATAACGTTCAGGTTCTAATCCATTCATGTAAACATCAAAATAATTACCTCCACTGTCACAACTTAATTTAGTATATGACGTGTCATAATCTACGACAATTTCTTCAGTATCCAAATCTTTTATTGACCAATATGAAGAAGTAGGTAATGCTTTTGAATTAGCAAAACTTAATGTTGATCTAAAAGCCACAGAAGGATATAAATCTCTAACTTTAACTCTAAAACGCTGTACAGAATCTTGTTGATATTCTCCTTTATTATTATTTAGTACTAAATTAAAATAACTTGATGTAATTACTGTTAAAGATCCTGTAGAATATACTGAATCGTTCCATCTAATTTCAAGACAAGGAGGATAAATAGTGTGAGTCTCAGCTGAAAAGTATTTTAATTCAAAATTAGAAGATGTAGTAAATTCTAAAGAGGAAGAATGCTTTAGTATAAACCCATAATTAGAAATAGAACTACTATACCATGCTTTTACAGTATTTGTAGTTTTTAATTCTATATCTTTAGAAGATATATTAGTGAAAGATTGAGTTGATTGATATAATGAACTTGTTAACCATGTTCCACCACCGTAATTAGTTCCACTATATGAACCAGTAGTGCCACTAGTAAAAGAATTAGTAATCCAAGCACCACTACCTGATTCTAAAGTATAAGCCCAACTTACTCCATCTGTAGTTTGAGGTACATTTCCTAATCTTCCTGTTCCTTGATTCCAATTTGATGAGAGAGGATGAGCGAATAATGTATAATTTAAAGGAATTTCAGAAGCATTTGCTAAATATAATTTTAAATAAACATCAAAAGTACTTCCTGATACTTTATTAGTAATAATATCTGTTATTTGATCTGATGGAAATTTAAGTAAAGCTCGGGATACTTCACCAGTACCTGTTAATGAATAATATGTACTAATTTCTAATATTTCATCTAATCCTGTGTTTAGACTAGGATAATAAGAATATAAAGTAGCAGTTTTTTCAGGAAATATTTTATAAATAGCCATATACAATAATTACTACACATAAATATAATAATATGTAGTTTTTAAACAGTAACAACTCTACCTTGAATATCTGTATTAGGATATCTTACTTCAAAAATAGCAGGATCCATTGAAGGATAAACATTATTGTTTTTAGTAGCTCCTGCTATATCATAACCATATTGTGAATAAGTAGTTCCTGTATTATCTTGTTTGTTTGTAATTTCTAATTTAATTATTGATTGTACTCCTCTTACTTGTAATAATTTAGATGTTATTTCTGATAATACTATTGGTTGATTAATTTGCCATTTATCAATATTAAAATGATCTTGCAAAGTAGTTATGCATGATGTTAATACTTCTTTATTTGAATATCCACTCAGAATTGTAATATCAAAATTAATTCCTATATTAATATAATAAGCATCTCTAATATTAATAGCATCTGTTACTGATCTATATTGATTAAGATAAGTTATTAAATTTTCTTTTAATGTTGTAGAAGCTACTGTAATTTGTTTACTACTATTATAAGATAAAACATATAAATCTAAAGCTAATGGATTATTTTGTTGAGTAAGAGCTACAGTTTGTTGAGAATTTCTATTAAAATCTTGTGATATATATACTTTAGATATAACACCATAATCAGCAGGCATAGCTAAAGCTCTTACTATATAATCATCTTTAGTTATAGCTCTTAATTGAGTAGAATATGAATATAAAGCATTTTGTCTTATTTCATCAATAGTATCACCATTTCTTCCTCCAGTTGATGGAATTGGATTGTTTGGAACTACACTATTTAATACAGTAGTAGCTAAACCACCTCCAGGATTACCATTTTTAAAATAAACACCGGAGGTATCTATGATAGTTAAATCATTTACAGGAACATTTGATGTTATTCCACCTCCAACTAAGTATTTTATAGTTAAATTACCAGCAGGTGCTAACCCGTATTCTTGAGTGAAAAATACAGATGCTTCATTATAATTATTAGTTAATAATGATATCCCAGGTACTAAACCTAATTGAATATTATCTGGAGTTGGGATAATTTGAGAATCAGTTTTATTAGTAGATAAGCCAGCTCCAAATTCTAATTGTAATGTATTATCAGACAATATTCTAGATACAAAACGACGAGGTACTCTTTGTAACTTTAATAAATAAGGTACTTGATCAGTATTATAATTAGGATTAGCAATTTTTTGATATATTGTTGATTGTGCTAAATATGGTACTTCATACCATATATTACCATCACTCGATGTTACATTTAATATTTGAATAATATTAGTATCAGTAATATTAGTAGTAGCAAATTTTTGGTTAGCAGGTATATTAACAGTAGTTGATTTTATTTCAGCTGAAATAGCAGGGATTGATTTTTTAAATAAGTAATAATTAGAATCTACAAATGTTATTTCAGCACTTCCAGTATCTGTAAAGTCTATTTGCTGTGTGGTTAAAAATTTAGTACCTGTAGAAGTTGAAGTTAAAATAGTATTAGTAGGAATAATTAACCCATAAGTATTAAAATTAGGTGTAGTAATACTACCGCTAGTAATAGAAGGAACTAATTGATATATATCTACAGTTGTATTTGAAGCGTACGATGCTTTAGGACGATAACCCATAACATATGACATCGCATATAGGTTTTCTTTTTCCTTAGCATATAATAAAAAATTCTCTTGTGTTTGTGTATCTAAATAAAATGACATTACATCTCCAACATATGCTGCCATTTCTATAAATAAATTTCCAGGTGTTGCTTCTGAAAAGTCATTATATACAGTAGGAAAATATGTTTTAGCATACTGTTGTAAAGATGCTTTAAAATCAGGAAAGCTTTTATTTAAGTATGATATATTTTTATCTTCATTAGTCATTATTACTGGAGTTGTATTGTTACTTGATCGGGAGTATTAGATATATTTAAGACATAATTAACAGATAAATCTATTAAATTATAATCAACATTAGGAGCTATAGCTATTTCTACTACTGTTATTTCAGGTACAAAAATAGATATACTGTTTAGTAAATTAGCTTTTAGATTCTCTATATTAGTTTCAGTAATACCTTCAAATATAAATCTTTTTAAATTACAACCAAAAAGAGGATTCATTACTCGTTCACCTATATCAGTTAGTAATAAATTAACTAAATTAGATTTAATTTGATCTTTTGTTGTATAAGTACTATTAAAAGGTTTATTAAAAGGAAGAGATACTCCAATAGCAATATTTTTTTGTAAATCTAAAGGATTTACTCGTATCGTTTGAGGTATTGACATTTTATCCTAAATTTCTTAATCCTGATAAATCTTGAGCAGTCATGTTAGCTCCAGCATCCGCTATAAAAGCAGCAAATGGATTATCAGATGTTGGGTCAACTTTTAGATGAGATTGAGCTTGAGGAGTTTCATATCCAAACATAGTACTCATTTTACTACGTAAAGCTGTTTTAGCATCTACACTTACAGGTACATCATTACTTGTAAAACTAAATGTTTTACTTTCATTTAATTCTTGTTTTTTCTGTTCTAATAAGAGAACACCAATTTCTTCGCGAACAGCTTCACGAACTGCTTCTTTAATTAATTGTTTAAATATTTTAACATTCATAATTATAAATATTTTATCCTTGTAAGTTTTGTTGATCAATAATTAATTTTAATTGATCTATTAAGTCATTAGGATCTAATGTAAATGAAAATTCACTTTTAAGTACTTCAACTCCATCACGATCAATAGCAACAGCATAACGACGTTTATTACCTTTAACTACAAATTTAGGATTATTTTCTTCTTTTAATTTAAATTTAAATCCTTTATAAGGTGAAAATTCTCCTATACCAACAGGAGCAAAAGTATTGACTAAATCAGTAAATTCTTGATTATCTAAACTATTTAAAGTTTTACCATCTAATTTTAAATTAATTTCTTTTAAACGTTCTCTTATTTCAATTAATTTTAAAATTTCATTTCCTAATAAGTTAGTTACTATAGTTAATACAGCATTTATAGCTGATATTAGTCTCAATATTTTTTGTAATATAGGTTGAAGTTGAACTTTTACAGGTAATAAAGCAGGTATAGGTAAACTTAATATTCTTTCTATTACTGTTAATATTATTGTAATAGTAGTTACTATAGTAGTAATTGTTTTAAGAATTTTTTCTATCGCTTGTAATTTTTTTATATTATCATTTATTAAAGTAATAGCATTATTTCTTAAATTTGTAGCTATTGTAACTGTTGATTGATCTTTAACTTGAGTATCAATATATTCATTTATCTGATCAACTAAAATTTCTAGTTTTTTTCTTTGAGAAATAATAGAAATAAAACTATTTGTTAATTGAAGAGCAATAATTGGAGCTAATGTTTTTGAAGTATTAGATAATACTTGCTTAGCTAAATCTTTTTTAGCTTTATTATCTATATTTATATTTTGTTTTTTTAAAGCTTTAATTTTATTATTTAATTCTTTTTGTTTATCTTTTAATTTTTGAAGAGGATTATCAATTATGTTATCTTTATCTTGTTGTAATTTTTGTTTTTCTATATTAATAGCAGCTAGTTCTGCATTGTATGTAGCTTGAGCAGCAGCAATAATATCATTATACTGTTGTTCAGTTATTTGTTTAGTATTATAATCCTGCTCAGCTTTTTTTATTGTATTGTTTTTATTAACTCCTGCTTGTTCTTCTTTTACAGTTAATTCAAGCTGTTTATCTCCTATTTCTTTTATTTTATCTTGACCACCTATTATTATTTTCTCTTTAGCTTGATTTTTAAGTTGGTCTCCAAATGACTTAATATTGTTAGATTTTGATATATTATTAACAATATCAGGAGATATAATAGGTGATATATTAATAGAGTTACTAGCCATTATATTGTAAATACTTTTGTAGATGTTATTTTATTTAATAAATCACATAATCTATTCATATCATTAATTATTTCTTTTCCAGCAACATTTATTCCAACTATAGGAGAACCTTCAGAAGTACTTACAGCTTTTTGTAAATAAGATCCTAGTGTTGTTAATGTTTGTTGCAGTAAAATAAATACTTCAAGTGTATTATTACCTAATAATACTGGTTGGGGTATATTTTGTGAATCATATTTTCCTAGAAAAATATTATTTGTATTTAAATAAACTCTTTCATCAGCATTTAAATTAATAGTATTTTTAGTATTTAACTCAATATTAGTTTTAGCAAATAGCATTACTTCATCTTTTTTAGAATTTAATACTATTCTATCTCCGTTTAAAATTACTTGAGAATTAGTATAATCAGGTATATTTAAAGGATTTGTTAAATTATTTAAAACTCCTGTTTTATCTGTTTGTAATGGTATTTTTTGAGTTGATGTTAAATAAATAGATGAAGCATCTTTATTTATTTGTTCAACATAATATTGTTTAGTAGGATCATAAGCTAAACCATTAGTTAAAATAGTAATAGAATCAATTTCATTACCAACTTGACTCCATTCATTTGATGGATTAACACCTCTAGTTGTTGTACTAAATCTTAAAGAACTACCTTGTCTTCCTTGAATTATATTATCTCCTTGATAAGATATTAAAAGTCTAGTATTTGGATTTTCAACAAAAGTAAATCCTAAACTAGCATCATCATTTGCTGGTTGGGAATTTTGTTGTTGATTACTCCATAAATTAATTATTTCAGTATAATATTTTCTAGAAGTTGTACTTTGTACCTGAGAAGCAGGAGAAGGACAGTCTTCTAATGTTACTAATTCTCCTAAAAGAGGATAGTAACTGGTTTGAAAACTTAAAGGTTTAGCTAATTTACAATTATCAAGAAAAAAGTCATCTATAGAACCTGTAATATTTTTTGCAGTTTCATAATCAAGATAAAATATAGTACCTACTCCGTTAAAACCACCTGCACGTTCAAATTGTTTTTTAGTAGGTGTATCTTTAGTAGTAACTACCCCATATACTCTTCCTACTTGTGTTTTATTATTTGATCTAAAATTATTTTTTCTACTAACAGCAGATACAATAGGACTTAAATTTTCTTTTATTTTAAAACTCATCTTTCTAATTTATGAGGGTGAGTTTGTTCAAGTAATTTTTGACCTTGCTCTTGTATTTCTTTTTGTTCTTCTAATAACGCGCTAATTTCATCCATATCAATTAACTCAGTTCCATTAGATGCATTAACACTAGCTGCTCTTTGAGCAATAGCCGCCATTTTAATTAATTGTTCATTGTTTTTAACATTAACATCAATTAAATCCTTAACAGTAGGCATAAGCATTACAGCAGAACCAGCATTAGAAGACGCCATAGGTTTTAAAGTATCGATAAACTCTCCAATTTGTTTATCAATATCTTTATTATTCTTATGTATTTGCTTAAATAAATCAGATAGTGATGTATTTCCAAATAAAGTAACGTTATCGAACGACATAAATTGTATTTACCAATAAATATAAATTCTTAAATTTCTATATATCCAGTGTTATAGTACTTATTATATAATTGAATATACACTATTTTAAGTTTTTTTATAATTTTAGTAATTTGAGGAGTAGAAACATCTGTTATTTCACGAATATAGATATAAAGTGCTTTCTTATTAAATATTTCTAAAGATTCACGTTTTCTGAATAATTCAATAATAGCGTCTGCTGTTTGAGCATCTTGTTTTTTAGGGAATAATTTAAATAAATGAGTATCTATATACTTAATATATTGATCTATAAAAACAATTTCATCAAATGCTCTTTCTATATTAGCATCATGCTCATATAACATCATTTGATCATCATCACTTTCGTCTACATCTGCTTTTTCTTGTAGTTTTTTATAATTGTTCTCATTATATACAATAAGATAGCGCTTAGCTATTGTTCCAAAATAACTAAACGCTTTACCCTTAGCTGGATTATATAAGTGTAATTTTTCTAATAGAAACGTAATTACTTCATGTTTTAACTCCTCAATTGTATCAGTATCAGTATAATAAAACTTAAACGTATGAATAATATTTTCAGCTAACTTATAAAAACCGTATTTAATACGTTCATTATAAATTTTATTACGCGAAGCTGTATCTTCAGTAATTAAATACTCAACAATAGCATCTTCGGTATCCTGGGTAAAATAGATACGAGGTTCTTTTGGTTTACGTTTACGTGGTTTTCCTTTCTTTGTTAGTTGTAATTCTTCTTCTAAGAATAAATCAGTTTCTTCGTTTGTATAATACATCTTTTACATTCAAATTATTTTTGGTTTGTCTTGAACTGATTAATAAGACTTTGAATTTCTTTTAAACCTCTAAAGAAAGTTCCTACTTCATCATCAGCTTCAAAAGCACCCATTCTATCTAATTCTTTCAATTGTTGATCTGAGTTTTCAATTACTATTGAAATAGCATCAATATATTGTTGTTGTTCGGCGAGTGCTTTTTCTAAAGCATTATTTCGTCTTACTAATAAGAATATAAGTACGCCTACAACTTCAATAACATGAATCCCAATTACCCAAAGTAATACTTGCCACCAAATCATAATCCAGCAAATTGTTTAGCGAAATCATCGTCCTCGAGTGACACCATTTCACGAGTTTTTTCAATTTGTTCTTTTAACATTTCAACAGATTCTAAAATTTGATCTTGATCGTAACCTCTGTTTACTTGAAATTGTATACGTCCCGCGATTGAGTCTATATGCTCCAATTGCGTTACTACGTTCGCTTTGTATCTCATAAGTATATATTTATCTATAAATATCAACAATCTACGTTTTTCTAATTGTAGTATTGTAGTTAGAAAATACGGAATTTTTCTTGCCGAGCCAAGCTTATTTTGTGAAAAAGTAAAAGAAAAAAAGCTAACTTTGCAGTTAGCTCTTTTAATTTAAAAATATCAAAATTATTTTTTGCGCATTACACCTAAAATTCCAGTATAAACAGAATTCAATTCATCAATGTTTTTGTTTAGCGCATTCATTTTTTCCTTATTCAAATTTACACTTTCTTCTACGCTACTGTCTACATTTACTGTTTTTGTAACTTCAACATTATCTACTGCTGTTGATGGTTTCATATAAAGAATACCATACAAAGCAAAAATAACTGCTTCAGTTAACAATCCAACAGTCAAAAAAATATCAGCTAACGGTTGGTGAGTAATTTTCTGCCACGCACCAATAATAACAATAGCGGCTCCGAATGACGTAACTACATTAAGCAAATTTTCAAACTTTTTCATAGCTTTTTTTTTATTTTAAATATACAAAGTTTACTTTGCCCTTTCTTTAGGATGAAAGTTTACTCCATATTTTACTAAGCCATCCTACTTTTTCTTTTTCGTTTTCTATATTATCTAAATTTACCTTAGATAGCTCTTTTACTTTGTTTGGATTATTTTTTAATTCTAAATAAAGTACTCCTAAACGTTTTTGAATTTTTTTCCTATTTTTATCATTTAAACTTTCATAAAAATCTTTAAAGTCTTTATCGTTTAAAACATCCTTGAAAAAATCAGGAAATGATTTAACAACTAGTTCTTTATTGTTTTCAATATCCTTTAAAATTTCAGGAAATACTCTTTCAAAGAAATGGGTATTTAATTCTAAAGGTTCATTTACATATTTTTTCCATGCATCTTTTGAAGATGATATTTTATCAAGTCTTTTCTCAATACTTCCTACATCTGATTTATATTGACGTGTAACATCAAAATAATGAATTATTTCATGAAATAAAGACTTCCTATCATATTCAGCGCTTATTTTAAACTTAGTTTTAAATATGTTTGTTGTTTTATCCTCAGAAGTTATTTTGGTTTTAAATACGGTTATTTTATTTTGTCTAGGGGCATACTGTGCTCTATCGTTGGGATTACTTGATGGGAGTTCAGTTAATTCAATTTCTAAATCTTTATATTTTAAAACTATTCTATCGTATGGCCTATTATAGAATTTTATTTCTTTAGTGTCGCTAGTGTAGTTATTAACTTTATCATCAATCCATTTCATAATAACATTTGCTTCGGCTGCTTTTTTAACATCATCAGCTATAGCTTCTTTAACTATCTCTAATAAGGATATATTTTCTTTTAATACATTGATTTTTGGTGCTTGACTTAAAACTTTTTTTACTAATTCTAACTGTTCAGGGTCTTCTATAGTTACTTCAAATGCGTTATCAATTAGTATATCTTTAATCTGGGTAGTATCGATGGGGGATTTAAGTTTTTCCATACGATTAAGGAAAGCAGCTTTATCCTCAGATTTTATTTTATATGTCTTCATAATAATAAATATTGAAAGAAGGCAAAATGTTTTTAGTATATTTAAATTATATGGCAATCCAATACGTTAAACCCGAGTATATGAAGTATTATGTACAATTAGATACTAATACTGAATTTAGATATGCAACACATCATACTAGAATTCCATCGTCTGATTTTCCAAGCGGATCGGGATGGGAACAAGTAGTTTATTTAAAAGAAGCAGTACTCGACTCTTCAGGCGGTGTAAGAGCAGTAGAATATGTCTATATATTAGTTAATGAATCGATGCCGGGTATGGTTAAAATAGGTATGACAACAAAAAGTCCACATAAACGAGTAAAAGAAATAAATAAAGCAACGGGCCTCCCAACACCGTGGTTTGTAGTGTGGTATCTTAAATGTTATGCTTCACGTGTTTTGGAAGCTAGAGTACATGATCATTTAAGCCAATATCGTGTAACTAAAAATAGAGAAATGTTTAGAATTGATTCTAGTACGGCTCAACGAGTGATAGAAGAACTGGGTGCTGTATTTTCTAATGTATTAGTGGTGGAGGAAATGGAAAAGAATGAAAATAAAAATTCTAAGTAAATGGGGGATTTATACAAAAAAATCGTATTAAAAGAGATTTTGAGATTTTACAAAAGAATTACAAAAGGGGTTAAAATGGAAATTGCAAATAAAGTATATGTGTATATACTGTCGATGGTGAGAAGTATTTGTGAGTTGAGAATACATCCCCTTTTTTTTATGCCGCCCCCGCCTCGTCGATGGACCTCAATTGGCATGGGAGCAGATCGATGGCAAAACGATAGCGGGCCGATATCAATCGATACCGACCCGCCATCACCAAACTTTTTTTACAACCTACGCCTCTTGAAGTTGCGTCTCAACAATCGCCGCCTCCAATTCTCTAATCAATTGTTCTTTACTTGGCCGGGCGTTTTTCGGATACCCTAAAGCCGTGGCTACTATTCTGTACGTATTTACTTTACTTGACATCTTCATACCTGTCTTAAGTTCAAACTTCAGACCAGTCAGGGCAATTTTGGCTTGGAACAGTGTCATGTGTCTTAATTTTTAATTATTAATGATTAAATTTAAAATGAAGATCCAGACCAACTTATGATCTGGATCTGTATTTTTTTAGAATGGAATATTACTAACTACTACTGTCGGCATTGCTTTTCTAGCCTGAACATATGCCTCATCCATCTCACGACATGCCTTATTAAACGCCTCATCAACTTGGTTATATATTTCCTTAGTGCGGTTAAGCATTCTCAAATTATGCTCACTACCATATAAATTATAATAATTTTCAGCCTCTACAACTGCGTCCATCACACAGTTCTTAAGATGGTTTAATTGTAAGATGTCAAGTTGAAGTGTTACTGTGCTCATAACCTTTATTTTTTATTTTTATTAATGATTAAATATACGTTCGTTGTTTTGCCCCCCACCCACCCACCCATTGATTAGATGGGCTGTACTATATCAGTTACTTCGTTTTTTGAATTAGTAAGTTCGTGGGTGGATTTGTTTGGGTCGAGAAGATGAGGAACTGGATCAACAATTGGATAACCAATATAGACACGACCGTTCAAATTATAAACCCATATTGATTCTTCATTGGCGGACAGGCGAATCATAGTGTTCCTACTTAACATAGCTGCCTTGCTCATAATAACTTCTTTCTTAATCATGTGTCTTAATTTTTAATTGTTAATTAAATTTACATTCATTATTTCGCCCCATCAATGTCTTCCCATTTAACATCATCCTCAGGCTTAGTAAACATGACACAACCAACAACTACAATACCCATTATTATAATAGCTGGGCTCAGTTCAATTACTACTTCGATCAACGCTTTTGTAATCATTATTTTTAATTTTTATTGATTAAATATACGTTCGTTGTTTCGCCACCTATACTGTTTAAGATAACGAATGGGGGCTTTCGCCCCCATCCATTAATTGTTATTTAATTGTTCACGCTTCAGTTACTTCGGCTACCATCATTTTGGGTCGGCCCCTTTTAATCTCAACCCCAGCCGCCAATTTGGCTTCCCGTTCAGCCATTCTTTGTTGTCTTTTACTTTCACCTACTATTGGGCGGCCACGTTTCACTATACCACCATTCAATTGTACCCGATTCATTTTAGCGGCTAGGTCAAGTTGACGCTTACTACCTTCTACTACTGGGCGGCCAGGTTTGCGTTTTTCAGTTACAACCGCTTCGACCAAATTCTCAATTACAACTACTTCAGTTGTTTCGACTACTTGTACTTTCTTCTTACTCATAACCTTAATTTTTAATTTTTAATAATGATTAAATATATAATTATTACTTTGCCTTCCTAACCAAACTAATTATTACATATACATTCAATACCCAAACTAATACAGCTGCGACCGCTTGTGCTTTCATGATAATCGTTTCCATACCTTTCAATTTTATTTTTTACTGGTTAAATTTA